ACCCAGATGCGCCCGATGCGCCCAATCGGGCCGGCGCACAGGCCGACCGCGAAGTTCGCGAAGTAGCTGTAGGTGGTCGTCGTGGTGGTCGAGCCCGCCAGCACGCCGCCCTTCCCGCCCGTCGTCTCGCTGTCGGTCGATGCGACCTCTTCGAGCGGCGTCGCCCAGATCACCTGGCCGGAAAGCCGCGCGCGCCCATAGACGCGCGGGATCGGCGCCCCCTCGGTCGAGGCCATGACGTCGAGGTCGGCGAGACGCGGACCCTGGATATAGCGGTCGCCGCTGCCGCCGAGCAGCGCGTGGTCGATGATGTTACCGCCGATCGCGCCCGCAATGCGGCCCGCGATCGCGCCGACCGGCCCGAACAGGCCGCCGATCGCGCCACCCGCGACGGAGAGAACAAGGGCTGCCATCACGTCACTCCCGGAAAGGCGAACGCATAGGCGAGCCGCCGCCGCCACCACGGTGCAATCGCGACCTCGGCGACCGACGCGCCGTCATGCGCGTGCACCATCAGGGTGGGCGCCGTCACGATCGCGGCATGCTTTGCCGGCATTTCCGAACGCCAGCGGAACAGGATCACGTCGCCGGGCGCGAACGCGCTCGGATCGGCGAGCGGCGTCAGATGCCGCGCCGCGGCCGCGGCAAGCTGCTCGGTGCCGGTCGCCTCGGCCCAGCCGGGCGCATAGGCCGGCACCGGCTCAGGCTCCTCGCCGCAGACCGCGCGCCACACCCCGCGCACCAGGCCGAGGCAGTCGCAGCCGACGCCCTTGAGCGAAGCCTGATGGCGGTAGGGCGTGCCGATCCAGGCACGCGCCTCGGCGATGATCGTCGCGCGAGCGAGAGGCATGAGATGAACTCGGTGATTCGCTTCAGGCGCCCGTGCGCGTCCCCGCCTGCCCAGGCATCGGATAGCTGACGACGAAGTCGTTGCCGGGGATCGCCGGGAAGCCGCGGAAGTTGACGCTGTTCGAAAAGCGGTCGCGGCAGGTCGCAAAGCGCTTGTCGCAGCCGGCCGTGACGGCGAACGTATCGCCGAGCGCGATCGCCTCGGGCGCTGCCTGCCACAGCTCGATCAGCACGCCGTCGAGCGCCACGCGATGCGTCTTCACCTCGACCGCAAAGCCGTTGTTCGCGCCGCTCGTGAAGGTGAGCTTGCCGGCGGTGAAGTCGCCGTCGTCGAATGCATCGAGCCCGCTGACGCGGAATGCCGCGGTGCCGGCGAGCGAGGCGACCGTGCCTGCGCCATGATAGGCGGCGTTGGTGAGATCGACGGTGCAGCGCGCGTCGCCGAGATCGGCCGCGCAATTCGCCGTATAGAGCGCGCCGCTCTCTTCGTTGAGCCGATAGGTCAGCGAACGCAGCTCGGCCGTGAAGCCCAAGCCCTCGCGCCGCACCTCGCCGAGCACACCGGTCGCGAGCAGGACGCGCAGCGACGGATCGCTCCAGTCGACCAGATGCACCGCGACGCCGGCCGCGTCATAGCGCCCGGCCGCGAGATCGGACTCGGCGAGCGAGTCATCGGCGAGCGCGCCCGCGATCTCGGCGCCGTCGACCTGCAGGCCGAGCCGCGCGGTCGCTTCCGAGGCGGTGAGGCCGGTCGCTGCGCGACACACGGTGCCGTCGAGGGTGATGTCCTCGTCGTGATCGGTAAAGCCGAGCGTCACGGCGTCGCGCCGCGTGACGATCCAGCAGCGCGCCAGAGTGGTGACGCCGGAGGAGAGCTTCGCTTGCAGGCCGGATGGAATGGTTCTCATAGCTTGATCTCCACCAGCGGAATCCGCGGCACGCTGCCGGCCGCGAACGCCGAGAGATCGACTTCGAGATAATCGCTGTCGAACCGCACCGGCACGTCGAACTGAAAGCCCGCCGTGATGCTGGCACTGCTTGCGGGCACATGGCCCGAGAGAAACGTCACGATGCCGGTGGTGGTGTCGACCGTGAACGCCGTGCCGGCGGTCTGCTCCGTGCCGTTGACGGCGACGCGCACCGAGCCCGCGACCGGCTTTGCGACCGGGCGCGGATAGGGCGCGTAGGCCGACCCATAGGTCTTCACGAGCTGGAACGTCGTCGCGGCGCCGTCGCCGGTGCCGATCGCCTGGTCGAGCGGCGTGATGGCGGCGGCCGGCGCCGCGGAGGAATTGTCGAGCCGGTCGCGCCAGCGGAAGCCGTACAGCCGCCCGCGCCGCTCCTCGAAGAACGCGACGACGGCCGAGAGCGCGTCGAAGGTCTTCACGCCGTAGCCCGCATCGTAACGCCGGCGCGAATGCGCCCAGCGCGCATTGCGTTCCTCGGCGCCCGAGCCGAGCGCGACGATCTCGGTCTTGCGCTCCGGCCCGCCCGCGCTCTTGAGCGCGATGTCGAGCGGAAACAGGACTTCGTGGAAGGACATTACATCCCCCTTTGCCCGCGTGAGACCGCGCGGGCGATGAGGCCGGTGAGATAGGTGTCGGAGCGGCGGAAGCTGTCGGCGTCCTGCGTCGCGATGTTCACGGTCACGTTCGAAGCCGCGCCGCCCGACGTTGCGACGCCGAGCGAGCCGTCCGGTCCGCGCGTCAGCGGCATGATCGCTTCGGGCCCGGCCTCGCCCGCAAGGCCGAGCTGCCCCGATCCAAGCGGAAAGAACGTCGGCGTCGCGATCACGCCGCCGGTCGCGAACGGCTGCGCGGTGTTCATCGCCTTCATCAGGTCGGTGTCGCTGGTGCCGGTGCCGAAAGAGCCGAGCAGGCTGGTGAGCCCGCTGCCGAGCGCGTTCGTCACCGGGCGCAGCGCCTGACTGACCGTCAGATCGGACAGCCGCAGCGCGAGCGATTTGAGCGCGTCGTCGAAGCTCTTCGCCCCGACCATGCTCTGCGTGAAGGCGGTGTTCATCGCGCGCGCGAAGGCGTTCGCGTTGATGGTGAGGTCGCGCGTGCGCGTCTGCAAGTCGCCGATCGTGCCGGAGAGATCGCCGCCGATCGCGCCGAGATCGCCCGTATCGTCTGCCATGTGCCAGCCCTCAAGATCGACCCGGCGCGTCCGGAAACCGCCGCACCAGCGCGTCGAACGCGCCGCGTGCGAGCGGAGCCGGACGCTGCGGCGCGAAAGCGCCGATCGCGGCCGCAAGCTCGCGCGGCGTCATGCGCCAGAAGGCGTCGGGCGGAAGCCGCAAGGTGCCGAGACCGAACCCCATCGCCATCTTCCAGGGAAAGGGAACAGCCTCGGCACGCTGCGCGCCGCCCCGTGTCACTCCTGCGGCGCGCCGGCCAAAGGGTCGGCGTGCTCGCTCCCGAAGGTCGCGCTGATCAGGTTGGCGGCGATCCGCACATAGCCGGCGGCGGCGCCGCGCACTTCGAGCCGCGCGACCTCCTCGTCGCTGATGATCTCGCCCGCCCCGCGCAGGCCCGCGCCGATCACGCGCACGAGGTCGCGCGCTTTCAGGCGACCGGTGCCGAAGCGCTCGGCGAGCCCGATCAGATCCTCGGCGTCGAACGCCGCCTCGAGCTCGGCGAGCGCGCCCAGCGTGAGCACCAGGCGGCGGCGCGTGCCGCCGATCTCGGCTTCGATCTCGCCACGATGACGATTGTGCATGTCTCTCTCCTTAAATCCCTCCCCCGGGTCGCGGGGGATCAGCTGCCGGTGAACGTGACCTCGCCGGCGGATTCGAGCGCGAGGTCGGTCGTGACCTCGCCGTCGTGCTCGCCGGCAAATTCCAGCGACGTGATCTGGAACGGCCCGGCGACGGTGCCGAAGCCGGGAATCACGATCTGAAAATTCTTCACCGCGCCGTCGAAGAAGGTCTGGCGGGTCAGCGCGTCGCTGTCGGCGTCCTTGAACAGGCCGCGGCCCGAGACGGCCGCGCGCTTGACGCCCGCGCCGTCGAGCAGCTCGCGCCAGCGGTTGGAGGATTCCGCGTCCGTGATGTCCACGGTCTCGGCGTTGAACGAGAGCTTGCTCGCGCGCAGCCCCGCGATGGTGGTGAAGCTGTCGCCATTGGCGATCTTGACGAGCAGGTCCTTGCCTTTTTGGGCGGCCATGGTGGTGTCCTTTCTGTCAGGTCGGTTCCGTCACGGCGCGGAAGCGCACGAGCGCGTGGTAGGTGCGCCCGTCCTTCTCGCGGCGGATGTCGGCGACCGAGAAACGCAGGTTGACGAGGTTGAAGCCGGAAGGCGTCAGCGGCGCGTCGTCGAGCGCCTGCAACAGCGCACCGGCGATCAGGTGCGCCTCGCGCTGCCCGCCCTGGCGCGACCAGACATGCAGGGTCAGCCGATGTTCCTGCGTCGGCCCGTCGATGACGGAGACGTCCTGCACGCGCGCTTCGCCGAGCGTCACATAGGGAAACGTCGGCGTCGCGGGCGGCTCGTCGTAGATCCGCGCGGCGCCGAGCAGGGCGGTGAGCGAAGTGTCCGCGACGAGTGCATCATGGATCGCGGCGC